AGTGCCCATTTCAAACCAGTGACTTCAGCACTGTCAGCGGTGAGAACGAAACCGTTCGTGCCAACNCCCAAACGAGCCGGGACGTTATCAGCCGTAGCCGTAATCACGTCACCCTTAGCGTCCACTAACGAATTACTAATAAACGCGCCAGCGTTCACAGCCACCCACACTGAACCGTTATACACAAACATTGCTAAAGAAACACTGTTGTAATACAAAGCACCCGTAAGTAACGCATCACCATCATTGTCCAACGTGGGTGCCGTAGACTTGGAACCTAAATACCGGTCATCGAAAGAATCAAAGGAAGCGGCTGAAGCCGCTGCACTATTAGCAGAAGACACTGCACTAGCAGCAGAAGCGGTAGCTTGAGTAGTTGAAATACCCGCTTGTGTGGTAGAAATCCCTGCTTGAGTAGTTGAAATACCCGCTTGTGTGGTAGAAATACCCGCCTGAGTAGTAGCGGTACTGGCACTGGTGGAAGCATTACTTGCCTGCGTGGTAGCAATACCTGCTTGTGTGGTGGCAGTGGAACCGCCAGTGGTAGCAATACCCGCTTGAGTTGTGGCAATACCAGCCTGCGTGGTGGCAGTACCAGCACTTGTAGACGCACCACTAGCACTCGTCGCAGCGTTACCCGCTTGTGTGGTAGCAATACCCGCCTGGGTAGTAGCAATAGCAACCTGCGCCGTCATGGACGTTTCAGACCAGTTTTTCGTCGCAGCATCCTGAGCTAAAGTCGGATCCGCAAGACCCGTGATCTTAAAACCACCAGCAGCAAGAGCATTACCCAAAGTCTTATTCGACAACGTTTGCGCATCAGTAGTACCAACAACAGCGGAACCAAGACCAATCCCGTGAACATTCTCCGAACTTGAACGATGCTGATCAGCTTCACGAAAATCCCTCGCAGAAGTACCATGCTCCACAGTGGCACCGGCAGCATGAGACACCGCTGAAGTACCGTCAACACCCCGAGTCACCGTAAACGTTGTCGCGGTTGCCGCTGAAGCCTGAACAACTTCCTCATCCAACGTGTCCCGGTCAAGAATCAAAGTAAACGGGAAGTTAGCAGGATAGTCGGTAACCGCCAAAACGATAAGGTTCACATCCCCTGCCGAAACAGGACTTTGAAGAATAGTTTTTTTCGCTGACGAACTGTAATACCTGGTTTGCGCCATTTTCATTTACCTTTCGTAATGCGCTCTGATTGGGTTTTCGGTTTGCTGCTGGCGCCGAACTTCCTGCAAACGAGTCTGGTACAAACCAAGCATGTATTTACCGAGCCTCTCCGCACCACCAACGGGACGCATGTTCGCCGCGAAGTCAGCTTGTGCTGACAAACCTGACAGCAGCGGGGTTTCCAAGTTAGGAACAAGACGGTAAGCGGCCCCTAAACGCACAAGGTCCTCCGCCGAAGCCGGCAAACCAGTAGCAGTGAACTCCGCATCGTCATCAACAAGAGTCGGTGGCCCCGCGGTACGTACACGAATGTTGTAACCAGGAGTAGCACGGTCATAAATACTTATTTGTGGCCCCTCCGCCATGAAAGGGTGCAGCTCGTATCGACGCGAAGGAGTCCATTCACCTGACGGACCAACATTTTCGTAGTCAACTTTCAGCACTGTCCGCGCCCGAACACTTGACAGTAAATAGTTCGTTTGAACAGCCTCAGAAACAACCGTTTCGTTAAAAACCGCGAACACATCCGGGTACACGGCAAGAATCGCATCATTGACCGCTTGCCGAACAGTGTGACGCGGAAACTGTGGGCTTGCAGCCACACGAACACCAGCAGGATGCGCTGTCGCTACCGTCCCACGAAAACCACGACCGTACGGTGGAACCGTCAACAGTCCCGCGGAACGGTCAACAAGATCCACGTGCATGATTTCGTTGCCAATCTCCACAATCCCGCGCGTCACCGCTGTCGGGTCGTGAACAGTAAACGTCAAAGAGGAAACGTCAAGGTTCTCCGTCAAATACGTGGCGCGATCTTGTTGACTAGAAAAACCTGACAAGTAAAGAATAGTAGAATCAACAACCTGACTGATGGTACTCATGCGCCCGCCCTACGCAAAGCCGTCAAAGAGTCCGCTGGGCTACTTGTTGCCGGCTGCAAACCAAGGGAGCGCGCGTACGCGTAATCGTTTAACCCTCGACTAGTAATAGAAGTGGTTTCCCCACGAATCGTGGGCATACCGTCACGTAAACATTCACTGTAACTGGCATGATTTTTTTGTTTACATCCACTACGGCACATCTGGTGTCTCCTCAATGTATTCACCGAACCCGGCAGCCACTATCACACTGGCTTGCGTCTCGGTAAGAATGTTCCGGTGACCGCCCAAAAAAAACATGGACGCGGAGTTAAGTACTGACTGCGGGGGNTTACGAAGCACAACACCTTCACCGTTAGTTTTAATAATCAAACTTGACTGGGTGGGGGTCTTAAAAAAGCGACCAAAAAAACTGTCCTCAGCGTAAGCAATATAAGTAATAGGCAACATTAGTTCTTTCACGGCAACTCCGAAAGCTAGAAGAAGGGGCAGAAACTTTCGCCTCCACCCCTCCTTGTTTTGCTAGTTAAGCAGCGATAGTGGAGGTGCTTGTGATTTTCCACATTGCTTCAGGACGGTACAAAGACCAGCCTTGAATTGAATGCCAACCCAACGGACGGAACCGCTGAAGCCTGTCCACGACAGGCCCAAGGACCGCGTGTGGCTCAACAGCTGTCGCCTCAGCGAGAGCCTGCTTACCCATAACGAACGTACTGTAAACGTGTGTTGCTGGTACGCCACTAGAAACGTCAACTGGGCATCGTGGGGTTTCCACAACTTCAGATCCACCATACACGCCAACAACCTGTTGCAGAATGGGTGCTTCACCGTTGTACTTGCGAACATCCTCAAACGCATTCGATCCCGTTTGGTTACGTAAATCAAACGCACAGTCAGGGTGCATGTACGTTCCGTACAGCATCCCATCACGCGGCATCACGTTTGCCCCACGCAGTTTAGCAACAACTTTACGAATCGAAAGACCCGTCATTTCAGCAGCAGCCTCTTCAACCTGCGTGGTTGCGTCCAGAACGGAAGCAACAACATCATCGAGACTGTCAGCCATGTTGTACGCCAGAATGTTTGCGATTGCCGGTTGAATATCAGCAAACGCAGTATCAGCACTGTATCGAGTGTTCACAACAGCGTTGCCGTACTCCCGCAAAATAACGCTCACCTGGTTAACGTCATCAATGGCCGCAGCCTCAACGTCGGTCAGTTCAGCTAGGGGAGTGGTTGCTTTAGCCAGGTCGTTATACAGCGAGAAAGTCACTGCATAACCAGGCATTGCTTGTTGTACCGGTTTCTTGTCTGCCAGCGAACGAAACAGTACTTGAGAACGCAAAGCAAACTCAATGTAACGATCGTACGCATTTTGCACTAGCCGGTCGTATGACGCTGAAGATCCAGCGGAATACGAAGACGACGGGGCGGAAGGTGTTTTTAGGGTACCTCCCGAGTTCGTCGCGGATTTGACAATATAGTCAGCCATTTGTTTGCACCCCTTTCAAGGGTGTAGTAGTTAAATGTTTATGCTGAAGGACCAAATTTTGAACCAAAAAGAGCTTCGTTTAATTCCTCAGCGTTTCCAGCCGCCGCAATGCGATTGAGGAGATCACCAGGGTTAACAGCCTCGGCAACGTCACCCAACTTCGCCATGCGCCCAGCCGCTTTAACATCTTCAGTGTCCTGAGCATCTGACCTCACTAGCCCAAACAGTTCACTGTTTTCGTCAAGCCACTCGCGCACCTGCTCCGCGGTTAAAACATCACTGGGAATAAACTTCGCTATTTTGTCGTTCACACCAGAATCCTTCAAAACGTCTTCGATAGTGTTACGCCGACCGGCAGTCTCAATCTCGTCGAGCCGCCCCTGTAATTCTTTAACCTGTCTCTCTTTAGCTTTATAAGCTTTGCGAAGATCCCGTAAAGATGTTGAATCGTCACTCATATCCAGGTCGTCGTCGTACATTACTTCTGACATATTTTCTCCCATTTTTTTTCCCTTGATTGGATGCGTCACCCTCACAACGACTTCGGGGGAAGTGTTGTGGCTGTAACTACCAGGCTTCTACGCGCTAGGGGCTGGTCGGTCCTAGTCGGAGTGGGGGATCTAAGTCGTGAACTTTCGCCGCCTACACGGTGATCCCACTACACAAAACATTTACTCGAAGCTATTTAACACCCTTGGGATACCCTTACAATCAATTTAAGGGCCCTCTGAGTGTCAACCACAGACATACTGGTGTAATTACTACCAGATTGTTTTAATGCCCTTAAAAAGGCCTTAAAACTCGTTCCCCCCTACGATTTGGGGGCTAAAACGGGTGCTTACCCACGATTCGTTGCTAAAGAAGAAGACGTTATCCCGCTACCCCCAGAAAAACGGGCACGTTCACGAGACTGCAAACCCTTCACTTTACTCATGGAAGAAGCGTCAGTGTTGAACTGTGACTGCACAATTTCACTATCACTAATCTGGCTGTCCTCAATACCCGCAAGACGCGCAGTCGCGTCACGCAAAACAGACGCTTGACTAAACCGCTCCTGGTATTGACCCACGTTCGCATCCTGCATCCCTGACAAGTCAGCTAAACTCTCAGCAGTAGACACATCAATGTTCAAATTGGATCTGCGAGCCCCACCACCCAGCAGCGTCGCGTTCGCAATCGTGTTGATTTTGTTTTGGGTACGAACCGGATCCAAAACATACTCAGTCAAAGTGGCCGTATCAATACCGTAAAAGTCACGCATCGCATTAATTGTTTCACTACTCGTATCAGCAATAACCCTCGCAGCATCATTAACCCGAGAACGAACCTCATCCACGGAAACAGAATAGTTCGCAACCAAATCAGCTATCGCATCAAACTGGGACTGGGTACCGTCAGCACCAAGAAAATCACGCATACCCGCTTCACGAAACACGGAACGGTACTCTTTCTCCATAGTCAAATATTGGCCTTCGTTTTGAATATCCGTGACACCTTTTTTACGCAAATCAACTAAACCCTTAAACCGCGTCTGATACGTCGCCGTTTCAGGTATTTTCGCCAAAATAACGTCAATGTTGTTACCCCATTCACGAATCAAACGGTCCAGGTCACCAATGACCCCTTCCATTCCACCCCACTGGGAAAACGTCCCTGTAAGGATAGCTTTCGCTTCCTCATTTTTACGCCCCGTAGCCGCGGCGCGGTCAGCAGTCAAAGCGTCATTAATCATTTTCTGTATGTCAGCGGCACTAGGCCCAGCAGGGGCCGCGTTACCAGGATCAGGACCAGGATCAAGATCAAGATCAGGTGTGGGTTGTTGAGCGGCAGCGGCAGCAGCTTTTGGGGTTGTGTAACCGGCATTGTCGGCAACGATCTTCCAGTCGGCTTTAGTGAAACCACCAACGTTACCGGAATTAGCCATGTCAATTATTTCGTTTTTGTAACCTTGTCCTGTATCTCCACCGGCCAATTAAATCACCCAAATCCAAACATTTTACCGACCGCACTCATTGAGGTCGCGTATGTTGACGCAGCATCATCTGTCTTCTGCCACTCATCCAAATTACGGACATACCGTTCGGTTTGCCACAACGGTCGTTGAGTAAATTTACCGTCAGCACCCTGCACTTGCATCATTTCTTTCATCACAGGATCATCCATACCAATAGCGGTTCGCCCCAACATTTTTTCGGCAACACTACGATACGGTGAAGCAAGCTGATAAATGTCCATGCCAGCATTTATTTGATCAGCCCACGCCGGATACGCACCCACCATGTACGTTTGACGCAGCGAAGCTTTCACCTGTTCAAGTGTTTGCTCACCAAACGCCACACCGGAAAGCATCTGGTCGGCGTCCTGCTGACTAATAGTGAAACCGTTACGCCTCGACCATTCACTTAAATCGGCGGCGGCAGCACCAATACTTCCCTGGAAACCAGTATTGTCCTCGGACGCACCCAACTGTGAACCAACCTGGACACGCAACAAATCGTTAATCTGATTGTTGTTCAAGTTTTTGCGCCACGCCTCATCAACAATGCCCTCTAAAATATCGGGGGCAACACTGATACCTAAATTGCGGGCAAGACCATCAACAGATGATTGAACGGTTGCTTTCTCAGAAACAACCTCACCCTTAAGGCTTTTATCGGCCTCGTTAGTAACCGCACCTTGCTCCGATAGCGACAATTCACTAAACTGCTCATTCCCGGACAGCGCCCTTTCCCAAAAATCTTCAGCATCCTCGACACTATCAAACTTTTGATTCTTAAACTTTCGCTCAAACTGTTGAGCTTTCTTCAACAACTCGGGGTTATCCCGAGCAATCAGAAAAGCAGCGTAAATCTGTTTCTTCTCGAACTCTTTTAAGTCCCTTTTATCCTTCTGCTTCTGCTTCTCAGTCTTCTCTTCGGTCATAAACTCGCCTTCTTACTTTGCTCTTCAATGTACCGGCGCGTGTACGCAAGGGCACCCTCACCCATTTGGTATTCCTTAAACTCAGGATTCTCCACAAGAACTTCCCGCAAAGCCTCGTTACGCGCCTCAGTAGTCATACCACCCGAAGTCCTAGCTGTGTCACCACTGCGAGTAGTAACAGTCGGATTGGCTTCTTCTTCTTTACGAACCTTCGACAGTAACCGCGAAAATTCTTTATCGTTAATGCGCCGGCCAATCATTTCTTCGGAAAGATTGTTAGCCAACAAACGCACATCACTCTCATTCGCTTCACTAAAAGTACGTGTAGTACTAGAACCACCACCGCCACCGCCACCGGAACGGCCACTTGGACGGTAGGCGCGCTCACCACCCCGCAGCAAGTCGTAAGGGGAAACCCCTTCCACTTTAGCGATATTAATCAATTCGTTCCATGCAGTTTGACGGGTACTAAATGCACTAAAAGTTTGACCAAAGAACCCTTCAAGTCCTTTATCAAAACTATTAAAACCACTACCCTTACCCCGACCATCCAGCAACAAACTACTTTGAAAACGCTCAGTATCAAACCGGGACTCAGTACCGGGACCTTCCATCCGGTCGGCAGTAGCCATAACACCACCGGGCATACGCTCATCCCGCTTAATCACACGGTCATACGGTGTCGTTGACGTTTGAATACCAGTACGACCCTGCTCATCAGTAGTCTGAACAGTGATTCTTTCACCAGCAGGACCATCAGTTTTAGTATTTACTTTAGCGTTAGAAGGAGGCGGTCTATCAGTACTGGAATACTGCTGAGGCGCATCAGTATCGCCACCAAAATTACCCTCATTCACCTCGGTCGCTGTTCCCGCCCGAGGAACACCCGCACCGTCGGGTGTCAAACGATTCTCGTTCGCGTTAGGGTCCCGTTTGCGAAGCGTCGGCTGACCAGCGGCAGCATCTAACTTAAACTCGTTGTTGCTATTACGCCAACCACAACCCCAACCAGTGTTCGACTTAGGGTCAGGACCAACCTCGTACCCACCGGAGCATTCAAGTTCACTTTTTTCAGTCATTTTCTACTCCCATTAAAGCAACATGGTTGCGTCAATAAAATGCTTAACAACAGCGTTATCCCCAGTAATATCGGCCAGTACCTTGTCACGATCCCGCCTCACTCGCGCTTTCGCCAACGTATCATTCGGGTACTGCTCCAAAAGCATGTTTCCTTTTTCGTAAACACTAATCGCGCGCATCATAAGATCCTCGTTAGAATCTTTAACAAACTTAATCATGCCCCCACCTTCAGGGCTAAGCTTCCAGTCAAGTAACCGTTTAACATCAACGTACGACTCTCTAACATCATCAACATTTATTGCAACATCCTGGAAGGCGTACACGTTAGTTGGATCGCCACTAAACCCGTTAGCCTCCCACTCTTCTTTCTTCTCAGCGGCAAGAATTTGTTTATTCCGCGTGTAGTTAGGATCATCAATGTCTAAAGCGTCAAACAACACACGGTAACGGTAAGACGCGTTCTTCTTTCGCGCCATAACCTCCGAACGGGCAATCTCACCACCAAGAGCAGTAGTGTCTTTCTTCACCCGCAAATCAAGGACCCGACGCATATAGTTGTACGTGTTGAAATCAAAATCCCCTTCACGGGGAGCAAGAAACAATGACGCTGACCTTAAATCGCTAGGGTAAGACAGGTAACCGTTTTCTTCATCCGCAAGAAACGCGTAACCCTGGATGCTGGGCCGCGGCGCGGCCTGCTTACCCGTACTGGACTTACCCCACTCCGTTGAACTAATCGAATACGGGACAAGACTCCCAGGCCAGCCGTACTCATTATCAGGATCCAATTCTTTACGGACACGAATCATGCTCCACGTTTGCATAGCGGCAGAATAAGGATCAGGGTTACCTTCACCAGAGGCCACTTCAGCCATTTTAATAAATTCAGGGTCGTAAACGAGCGCGTCCATAAAATCGAAGTAAACGTCATTCATGTCGTCGTAACCGTTTCGCATAGCCCAATCAGAAACGTCATCATTCACCACTTGGGCCGCAGCCGGCGCACTAAACCCGGCAGCAACCTTAGTGAGAAATAAACTCATACCGAGCAGCTCTGAAATTTCCTTCTCTTTACTGTTAGCAATCTGCTCATCTGTCGCAAACATCCGGTCAACACGCGTACCGTCTTGGGCTGTAACAAAATCAAACAGTCCTTCAGCGGCCATCATTTTTTGTGAGTCAAGTTGCGCCTGTAACATCATCGAGTCACGCTGCTCAGTGTCAATAACTTCCAGTATTTTAGATGCACCTGCGGGCACCGCCGTTTGCACAATATCAAAAAGCGCGTTACCCGTAACGTTGCTGTACTGACCCATGATGACGGCACGGGCACCCAACATTTTGTTTAACCCAGGGAGACTAAACACACCCGCACCAATAACACCACCGGCACCCGAAGTGATCGGTGGAATAATATTCATTGGGTCAAGGGAAGGACTCAAACCAAGGACTTTACCGCCAATACGAAACTTCGCGTCCGTACTACTGTCACCAAGCAACCCGGCAGGACCCAGAATCATGAAGTTCATCATTTGCTGAACCTGCTCATTCATGGGGTAACTAAAATACTTGTCCCCATCGTCATTAGTGTTAATAAAACCAGTGTCATCAAGTAGCGAATAACCAATAGCGGCTTTCGCGTACGCCTCAGGGTTCGACACTGCCAGCCGAGCCATTCTGCGATAAAAATCTTCAGACGCACGGTAGTAACGCGACATGTTACGCGCTTTCCATGCAAGGTTAGATCGGTTAGAAGGATTATCCAGAAATGCCATTGACAGTGAGTAAGCCCTGTCAACAACGTCACGGTGAACGAGCGTGTCAGCGATCCGTTCAGACTCACCCCGAGCAGTCACACCGGCAGGTGTGGTGTCATCCCACCCGTAACCTTTACCTTCATGAATGCTTTTAGCCAAATTGGTTCGACGAACTTTAGACATTCTCCACAACGCTAAACTGTTAGCCCAAAAAATTGGTTCACGTGAAATACGCGCATTCTGGCGACCCATCCAACGGTACAACCTGTCAGGGGAGTTTTTCCAAAACTTTTTACCGGTACCCAAAGCTTCAAGAGTGTTGGCGTAAGGAATGTATTGTGAACCTTCACGCTCCAACTGCATAACGTTAGGACGCTCATCAACAGGAATACCGCGAAGCATCACCGGGGTTACACGGTCAGTTTGAACCTGGGCTGTTTGCTCTACATCAAGCTTAGTTTGATTCGGGTTCCTTTTAGCCTTACTGCGAACCGTCACGTCATCTATTTGTTTAGCCCAACCCAAAAACACACCATCAGCGTCAGTAAACATGTCAATGAGCCGGGTACTAACACCACCGTCTTGCGTTTGAAACATGTTCAGTACGTCATCAAAATAGTCGGACGCGAAACCGTCAACGTCAGCGTCGGACTGCAACCTGGAATACGACCGGGTAAACCTACCCGTCTCATCCATACGAATGGCGGTAGCGATCTCTCGCTTCACCGTGATCGTGTTGGCTTTACCCCGCGAAATCTTCGAGATCCCGTTCATAACAATACTGACAAGTTCCGGGTCGCCACCTTGCATGGTGGAACGCAAAATGTGGTGCCACTGATTAACTTGCGTTTTCGATTGAACATGTTTCAGTGAAGAACCAGTGATCCGTTGCACCGCAGTCAAACCGGCGTTTGCTTTCTCAATAGCCTGGTTAAGTTTATCTTCCGCAGCAGCCATATCAATCCTGCTGGGCATCACACCCTCAGGAAGCTCCTCTGACTCATCCAACTGGCGCCGGCCAACATTAAGACCAGTAGGCATCCGGGCGTTGTTCAAACCAATACTTTGCTGAAGGGTGTCATCCCTCAAAAACGCGGTGTGTTGACTGTCACTAGAAAGCCTCGCAAACACGGCCTCATCATCGTTAAAAACCCGTACACGACCAACCCTTTGATGAATGAGACCTTCCGTAACTTGGTCACTTAACTCTTTCACCGAAGCGGCATACTCGGTAGAGTTCGCTGGGGACGCAAGCTTCGCCCGCATGTTCGCTGCACGTGTCGCTGCTTCCCCGCGGGTGCGGGGAGCCAAAATGGGGATCACAATGTAGCGCATAAAAAATCCCGGAACACCATCTTCTTCAGCCCATTCACGCTGAACTGGCGTTAACTCTTCCCCATCATCAATTTTTTTCTGTAAACCTTTTTGAACGTTTGATTGCGCCTCAAAAGCAGCTTCACGTGTCGCCACGGTCGCGTCACCAAACGGACCCGCAAGGCGAGCCTTCTCAACGGTCCGACCGATAAGTCCCTGTTCTGGCTTCCAAACAACCTTCGGAACTTCGTTAACGTCATCAACATCTAAAGGCTCCAAAACGTACATTTCACGACTGTTAGTGCGACGGTTCGTTGAATACAACCGGCCTTTAATCAGGTCAGTTGTTTTACCGGCGGTACCAAAAAACATTAGGTTCTCTTCAATAGCGTTACGAACAGAGAAACGCCAACCACCCAACGTGGCGATACTCCAATAGTTCGTGTAATACTCGGCGCCAGTACCAACACCGTGATACGCCCTACCAACCCCGTTCACGTCCTTGCGCATGTCCTCAAAGTCTTTAATGGACGGTAACCGCATGTGGGTTCGTGTCTGGTACTGGTGCAACGCCGACTCAACACCGTCGTTGCTTGACAAAGAAATCTCGTCTAAATTCTCGCCTACTTGAGTTTCATATCTAGGTTCCCTAAACTCTGGTGCCACCTGGGGTTTACGCGCCGCGGCGGGCTGGAACCTCGGGTCGCCCTCTTCACGCCTACCCAGCATCCAGTCGTTAAGTTCATCATCAAGGTCACCGCTCCTGAATTCGGCATCGAAAGCGTTGAAAGAATCCCTACGATCCTTCTCTTGAAGCTTATAAATTTCCTCCGCCCTGGTACCGGCACGGTTAGCGTTACCAACTTCTTCCCCACGCCCACCACCACTACCACGACGGTTTAAGCCACCTTGCGCCCACGGGACAGGGATCCTTTGAGATGTTGGGTCCGCACCAAAAAGCCACTCTCGCGGGACACCTTTCCAGCCTTTAACAGGGTCACCGCTACCATCAATTTTGCGGGAAACAACAGCACCACTTTGAGTGCGGTCAATAACACCGGGAAGTTCGTCATACAAACGCCCGTACTGCATCCATTCCAGGAACTCTTCAGGACCAAGATATTCTTCTATCTGCATCAGGGCGTTGCGACTAATTTTCCCGTCGTTAATAAACATCGCATCAACGTTGCTGATACTGGCACCCACGTCACTAGGAATACGACCCGTCTGCCCAGTGTTATCTAAACGCTCATTAACCCAATTCTTGGGGTCAAAATCGGTCGTAATATCACGGTAGTACGCATCGTCACCAGCGCCACCGTTAGTGCCACGCATACGGAAGTAAAACGAATCAAAAAGTTTCGGGTCATCATAAACTTGACCACGCCACTTACTAAGACCTTGCTGTAAGTCACCGGCAAGAATAGATTCAAAATCTTCGTCAAGAGTAGTGACTCTTCGCGGGGCATTGTCAACAAGTTCAACGTCAAGACGATTAACTGCGCCAGCGGCTTCATCAACCTCACCGGATGCGACACGGGCCGCCTGCTGTGCCTCTAAATCTTGCGCCTCATTAAACAACCTGTCCTGCTGACGGGACAACGCAGCGGAAGGCTTGTTTGACTCGCCAGCAAAACGGGCACCGTAACCATCCGAAGCCCGCGTACCAGTAACATCCACCGCCCTGGGGGAACGATCCATCCACCGGGCAGTACCTGTTTTAGTTAAAGAAATCCCCCTGGACTGTGCAGCGGCACGAACCACGGCAACAAGAAGCAAACGACGGGAACCTTCATCACCTAAACGGTAAGCGTTAGCAACCGTCTGAGACATTCCCTTAGGTAGGAACTGTCGCGCATACTTGTAAACCGAACCAGAGTCCGCCGAGTTAGCCAAAGTAACAACGGAAAGATCAGAAATACTCGAAAACGCTCTACCCATCGAGTCCAGGATCCCGCTGGCACGTTCACCACCCGTAATAGGAACAACCCCATCGAGCGTGGGGCTTAGGCCGGCAGTTTTTATTTTCTTAGCCGACTCACCAATCAGTACAGCGTTGGCACTAAACGAACTCGCAATAGTTTTCGCGGAAGTAGTATCGACATACTCCTGCAAAATCTTCGCTGAAACTTTATCCGACATCACATTGGCGGAAATCCAGTTCGACATTTTCGCCCGGTACATTCCACCAACAGTCATTTGCGGAGCCATGTCGCCGCGTTTCAATTTTTTTGATCCACGCGACAAAGCCTGATCGAAACTTTCGATAAGTTTCTCGTCAAGAATCTGTTGCACATACCGCGGAAGTTCAGAGGCAACAACACCCTGAGCGACAGCGTTCCTTTCAATGGCCGCAATCTCGGCAACAAACTCACCGTTTTTGTTGTCAGCAAACGCACCAATAGTTGCGGCAGTTATTTTGCCGTCTTCCCTCGGCGCTGTCGCAAGAATGTCATCAAACATGTCGTCAGGCATATCTTTGTATCGACGTGCGATACGTTGACGCAACCCGTCAAAAGCAAGCCGGGCATTAACTTCTTCGGACGCGGCACCAGCTTTCGCCTCGGGCGTGAGAGGAACACGCCCACCAACACCTGCCTCGTCAAGAAAATTTTCAACACCAGCACCGGGAGCTTTACTTTTATTGGCTGCCTTACCTAAACTCTCATACTCGTTTAGGTCGTCAGCTAAAGTCTGAAAATACCTGTTTGTTTTACTGTTCAAACCCAAGAAACCACCACCGGGTTTCATTAAAGCCCCAGCCCCACCGCCACCGGGTGCAAGTTGATGCAACGCGTACCGTGTTGCTTGAACACCACGGTAAACACCAACACCAACAATGGTCGGGTCAAGAATAATTGAGGTAGAAAAACCAATCATGTTACTAACATCTTGGTAAGATTCGGTCCCACGCGAAGAGTCATACGTAACTGTTTGTTCATCACCAAACAAACCAGTGAGCTGACGCACAACTTCGCTACCGGCATTGTTGTCAAGTGTGGAAGCACCCATCAAACCAGTGTTTCCGTCGTGAGCGGAATCTATTTGACGAAGCAAAGTAGCCATAATTTCGGTGCGCGGACCTTTATTACTAATGATCGCACCAAAAACGTTCCAGGCTTCATCCTCATCGCGGCGCGTAGCAAACTTTAATTGCATTGCTTGAACAGGATCAAAACTGTCATCTTTCGCTTTACCACTATGCAGCATGAAAGCGATCTCTATTTCAAGATCCGTGTAAAGACGCTGACCTTCATCGTTTACAGCGGTAGGTAAAGTCTCCAAATATGTTTCGTCGTATTCACCTTTAGTTACTTTGTCGCGATTAAAACCAAAAAAACCAGCAACGGACCCAGCAAACTGCTCAACTTGACCCCCACCGTCACGTGTAATCTCCCGCGCGTTGTATTGAGAAGCCCGAGCGTTTTGCATCGTGTATTCGTTGGCTAAAATGAAAGGCTCAAGAATAGTGGTTACAAGACCTAACGCGTAACCAACACCTGTCTCAACCAGGTTTGGGTCTTTCGCAAGTTCAGCAAGCCGGTCCTGCATAACAAAAATACCCATTTGCATGACTTCGGGACTGTCTTGACTCAAACTGTAAGCAATGTTTTGTATCGCCTGAGTGTTGTTCACCGGGTCAGCAATTGCCAGTTTAGTCATCCGGTCGGCAGCCAAATTTATTTTGCGCCAGTCAGCTAAGTTTGAAACGTCGTCAGCATCAACCTTGACGCCTTGCCTATCAGCCATAAGAACAATGTCTTCCAAATATTGCGCCTCAACATCGTCACTTGGTGGGCGACCTAAATCGTTCCAATACTTGTCAACGACACTTTGTTGAGCCAAAAAGTTTGTGTAAGGGATCTGCGTGGAAAGGTCCCCACCAAAAAGAACATTGTCATCGTCAAGGACACTTTGACGAAGTTGCGCGGCCNTATCCTGTCGCCTTTGNGCGGCTGTAAGTTGACGTGTNGTATCAATGTAGTCAAGTTCAGCAGCATCAACAGCAGCATCCCCACGAAAATCGGTTGTGGGTGTGACTGTCGCATCAAACTGTATTTTGGCGCTTTTAGCTTCCGCTGAAGCAACGTTGCTTCGAGCAACCTCAGCATCCACAGCAGGCCACTTGTTTCTCGGATTAACCCTGTCGCGGCCTTCGCGTTCCATTTGGTCAGCAGTCGCCATATCAGCGCCCCATTAAACGAAAACGTTCCGCGGCAGCACTCAAAGACCTGTCACCCATAAGGTCAGCAGCCATTTGTAAAGAATCACTCATCGTGGGGTTCGGTCGTTTCACCGAAGAAGTCATCGGGCCGACACCTGGACCGAAAGGTGAACCGGAAGTAATAGGTTCATCAGGTCTATTCGTTGGGGTGAACATTCCCACTGGCATCGCGGAAGAGGAACCACCCCCGGTCGGCAAAGACGTTTTTGGGTTTAGCATTGCCGCACCAGGAGTGGCTCGTAAAGGGGCACTGGACTGCATCTCATTGAAGTCAGAGTTTTCGCCGTAAGCGGCGCCAGTCATTTCTTGAGTCACTTGTGCCGGTCCACCGTCAGTTCGCCGTGAAAGACTCCCAGGGTTAGACACAGGTGCCGGGTTAGATGGTTTTTGGTATCCACCTTTAGGCATCGGTCCTCCCATCGAATGTTTCTGTCATGAACTTGACTACATGTGGATTTTGGAGTTCACGCTCAGGCTCAACAATTTCGTCTTCATCATCATCATCATCGCCGTAATCAAAATTGGAGGCATGTTCCATAAGATTCGTTTCATCCATTTGCTGCAACGCTTCACCAAACATCCATGAAGTTCGACGCGCAAGATCATCAGCAACGTCAGGACTGTACGAAGAATTCGAGGCAACCATGGAAACGTAAAGCATTTCACCCATACGAATACCGGCCATTATTTCTCTAGACATTAATCCTCCTAAACAGGAACTCGACGGGAAACACCCGCCGACAGGTTCGGTTGACCATTACTACCCAGGGAAGCAAGCATCACGTTCAAATCGGGGCGACCACCAGGAGCCATTCCTTGCTGACCTGGGGCAACACCACGCATAGTTCCGTCAGGGTTCAACCCGTCACCACCCAAACCAGCTTCACCACCCATCGCCGGATCCCCACCCATGCCACCTTGTTGCGCTTCCTGCGCGGCAAGCTCTTCCGGTGTCGGCTCAGGCGGGGTGAAAGCTTTACGAACAACTTCCTCAATGGGTGTTCCCTGTTCACGACCTTCAATAATTTTCGCAACAATCGTCAACACAACACCAGGGTCCTGCCCAGCCTGGGCTAACGCCGGAATTGATTGGGCGTAACCGGCAATAGCCTGCTTCAACGAGTCACGCATCTCTTCAATATCAACCATTTGCTCTTCACGGGTCGCATCGAGACTAAACGGCATTTGCCGGCGCAAAAAATTGCGGGAAATAAGTTTATCGCCACGCGCCTGCAAACCAAACACAAGCGCACGGTTCGGATCCAGACCAGCAAGTAACCCGTACTGCACATCAACGGTGTAATCACCTTTAATATCTTTCGACGGACGATACTTAATCTCGTACGGGGTACCATCATTGTTGCCACGCATAGTGCGTTCAACATTTCCCCACAACTGCTCATCTAAACGTAAAGCTTTACCCAAAAGAAGCTCAAACGTTTTAGCGAACATCGCTTGACCCGTACGTATTTGGGTATCAAAACCACCCATGAGCGCCTGCACACCACGCCCAGTAACAACACCCGAATCCACGTTGCCGGTACGCGCCTCCGGGTAACGTGAACCGGACCGCAACTCACCATCAAGCATCCCCTGCTCAGCGAAAGCCGACGAAGGAACCTCAAGGGGGATCCGCCGAACTTTCTCAGCGGACGCGGTACGCAAAACAGAATCAGGACCCAACGTCAACTCTTGCGCGTCAGGGGGCAACACCAACGGGGCTTGCACGGCTTTAGTTGCAGCCTCCAACGCAAGCAAAGCCATGCGGGACTTAGCAACCTGCACACCAATAACATCATCAAACTGACCCCTGGGCTCACCATCAACAGAAGGACGAGTAGTCCATTCAACTAAACACTCCCCAGCAGGGTTAGCAAACATTTCCAGCATGTAACCCTTGTGGTCAGGGAGAAACAACACGTTCTTTTCCGCACTATGAAAACGAACAACGTTAATCATGTCGTTGTCGTCCACATCCCACGAACCATCCTGCGGCCTCAAAGCTTTAACCGACTCCGGGTACATCGCAACGCACTGCCCACGCGTCAAATTCAACGTAAAAAACGCTTCCTTAACCCGACCCCAACGATCAAACACCGGATAGGCACCCATCGCATCCATAAACGTGATGCGAGGCAAACGCGACTCCGTATCAATCTCCACAATCGAAGGCACACAACCGTAGGTAAAATACTGGTCCGCAGCCTGATACATTTGACGCGACAAATCCGAATGCTCCACGTACCCGCGAGTAATCAACGTCCGTTTCTCAGCGAAACGACGCGCAGCATCAGACACGTTCTTCGACGACGCACAATTAAACGTCGGTAACGGCGCCAACACTTCACTCAAATCGTGCGCCGCCACATCAATCATGTTCGCAACAATGCCGCCCTGCAAAGGACCCGCAGGAAACATGTCCGGGTACACGTCCTGCATCCGACCCTGACGCACCAAACGAATCATGTTCATACGATTATCCCGATACGCATACTTAGACCGTGAAGACTCGTAACGTTTCTTCAAATCCTGAGCAAAATCAGTCATGTGATTCCTTAATGAACAATAAAATGATCACTTCTTCTTCGGTGCTGGCTTCTTAACAACCGGTTTCCGTGGCCCCTTACCGAAACCAACCTCACCCTTTTTCTTCCCACAACCACATTTCATGCACACGTTGATCTCCCACCACTAAATAGACACACTGGACACAAAAAAAATCAGCCAACAGACCCAACAGGGCGCCAAAGATCATGGGCTTGAGCATCAAGCAAAGAAATAGTGCGCTGCTGCCGCAAATCGTAAGGAGTAAGAAACGGGTTCTTCACATGCGACGCACCAATAGTGCGAAACACCCGATCCCGACACGCCAACTCAGCAAACCAAAACGCCATCACCATGTCCGTTTTCTGGGACTTCGGCGCATCCGGCGCCCACACAGCCAACTGCTCCATCAAAGCCTTCACAGCTTCACTACCCACAGACGACGGCAACTCAACCATTTGGGCTTTATCCTCAAAACCAGCAAACAACGACGTCAAAGACGCAACACCAAAATCAATATCGTGCTTGTTACCACCCGTGTAATGCGGCTGAATAATGCAGCCACGCGACGCAGCAAACTGATTCAACTCCGTGTCATGAACAAGAAAACCCTGAAAACCATTCTTCTCAATACGGGCCTCAGCCAAACCATACTTGTCAATAAAACCCTTAATCATGTCCCGCATCTGATCCGGGGTAATACCAGCCTGATTAAACACATCCACCACATACCGCTTGTGAGTCGCAGGATCCAAACCCACCACCACACCAGCAGTATGACCAGACGTCGCCGGGTCAACACCCAACAAATAAATCAAACCAGCGCCACCCTTACCCTGACGCACACTCGGCACACCCGTCGGAATATGACCAGCAAAACGGGCACCATTCACCGCCGCAGACAACATGTCGGGAGAAAAAATCGCCGCACTATTAACCTGCTCCTGCTGATACACCAAAGCCCACGTACGCGGCTGAATACGGGCACGCTTCTTCCGCAACCGCGGACCATCCCATTTAGGAAACAAACCATCCGGGCGAGCAACCGCCATCTCCCCACGCGCACCCTGCTCCGGTTTATGTGCCGCAGGCCACAACGTCACCCAATCAACCGGATCCTCATGATACTCCAACACCGCCGGCATCGACAAATACGACCACGGGGACACTTCCTCCGGGTAACGCCCAGGATCACGCAACGCCGCATACAAATCCTGACCCGCCAAACGAGTACCCACCACCAGCAAACAACCCGACGTAGACACACGCGAGGACACTTCCGCCTGCAACCACTCAATCTGCTTCTCATACTCATGCGAATTCGTTGAATCCACACAGTCATCCAAAATCACTAAATCAGCCCGAGCCCCATACACATGCCCACGAATACCCAAAGCCTGCACCGTCGGATCCTTCTCACCAGAATCCCGCGCATTATCAGACACGTAAATCAAGTTTTGCGTCCACGAAGCCGAATTGTTTTGATAACCACCCGTAGGCGCATACTTAATATGAAACTTACTAAACGCATCATGAGTCAAACGGGACTTCACACCCATCAAAAACTTCGCCGCCATCGACTGTGTTTTCGAAATAATCAACACCCGAATATTAGGATCCCGCGCAATCCGGTACGTCACATAATTCATCGTCAACGTCGTGGACTTCCCATGCTCCGGCGGCATGTTCACAATCACAAGATCCTCTTCGTTACGCTCCCAATTCATCGAATCATGCAACCAAGAAGGATCACGCCCCTCCATCACATCAATAACATTCCGCATGTGCGGCCACACCGGCGCATCCAAGTACTCCTCCGAAAACACAAAAAACGAAGGAAACTCACCCACCGGCACTTCAGCCCGCTGACCACGCGCCGCCAACACAGCCGCCCGAAAATCAGGATCCGTCCGCTTCCACGTCTCCCACGTCTTCGTAGACCGATCCACCGAACGCATCGAATTAGCGACCGTCTCACCCGTCGCCACCAAAGCCAACACTTTCGCTTTCAAAGGCCCCAAATTCGCACTCGAACCCCGAGGTTTAGAACGAACAGTCTTAGCAACCACAACTACTCCAAAAAAGAAACACGTCACGGGATGCCTTTGACAGTCAGCATCCCTACCAAAAACCAGCGGCCAAAAAATCATCGGTGTCGTAAACAAATAAGGGAACCCCAACGGGGGAGTGAGGAACCCTCCATGGGTTCCGAACGACCCCTTACGCTTCGGGCTCCGAAAGTCGCCCTACGCCCCACCAGGCGGAGCGGCAGCGACGCCCCCCAGCTCGCTCACAGACGTTCGCTCGCAGCCCCCCAAACGCGTTTAACCCCCCACTTATATATACCAACGTTTTTGTGGAGCCGCGGAAAGCAAAAAGTGAAAGTGAGACGTAAATCACACTCACAAAGCGTTTTTATAGGGGGAAACCGCCACACGCCCATTAATCCTACAGTTGTAAATACACTACGTATTATCTATCCGGCCCCAAAAAAACAAGGGGCGGGTCGGTTGTGTGCAAGCTCGCCTGCGCGCCCGCGCGCGGTGTTCTCCGTGTGGGCACTTGANACGCTATCCCCCGTAGGAGGGCATGGCAGGGGGCAGGGGGCCATCAAAAATTTCTACACATATACGCACACCGACCCGAGGCGCCGAATTCTTTACATAGTGCGCATTAGGTGGGCGAAGAATAAGACCACCGCATGTAGAGCGGTGTATGTAGGGCGGCGCGTGTTGGCCACCGTGTCTAGGCCGGTGTTTGTGTTGGGTGTTGCCACCTTGCCACCGTGCCGCTGACTGTTGGCCGGCTCGGGCTTGCCGAGCTTCCAGGG